CGGTCTATTTTGGAAGAAACTTATTCGGTGAGCAGCCAGCAAGAGACATTGACATAAAGATACAGTATAGAGCTTGCAGTGGTACAGAACCAAATGGCGCAAGATCTTTTACTACAACTTTTATTCCAAATACTACAGTTACTACAGTAACACCCGCAAACGGTGGAGCTGAGAGAGAAAGTTTGTCGAGCATAAAATTTATCGCTCCTAAGTCTCTTCAAGTTCAAGAGAGAGCTATTACTGCCTCTGACTATGAAATACTACTAAAACAAAGATTTCCCGAGATAAGAAGTGTTTCTGCGTATGGCGGAGACGAGTTAGATCCGCCACAATTCGGTAGAGTTGCAATTTCTGTTAACTTGCAAGGAGAAGGGTTCTTATCAGAAACGAGCAAAAGCTCGTATGTAAGATACTTATCAGATAAAACTCCAGTTACGATCGAACCTATTTTTATAGATCCAGAATTCATTTATGTTGAAACTGTAGTTGATGTAAAGTATTCAGCAAAACTAACGAATAAATCCGAGCAGGAACTCGAACAGTTAATAAGAGCTGCGATATCAACATATAATCAAAACTTCTTAGATGATTTTGGCGAAACTCTTAGATCTTCTAAGTTGTCGACTATAATTGACGACGTTGATGGCGGTCTATTAGGCAACGAGCTATGCGTAAATCCAATCATTGAGTATAAGCCTACTCTAAATCTTGAGCTGAATCCAAAGTTTAAGTTTGAAACTCGTCTTGTAAAACCATATCCATACAAAGCCGTTAACGGGTTTACAGATTTTAAACCATCGGTCGTAAGTACAAACTTCGTGTACCGCGGAATTACTTCTAAGCTTCAAGATGATGGAAGCGGCAATATGCAGGTTATAAGCTCAAACAACATTAGTATTGAAATTCTAAATCCAAGCATTGGAACTGTGAATTATACTACCGGAGAAGTTAGACTAATCAACTTTGCCGTTGAATCATTTACCGGTAGCGCAATTAAAATATATGCTGCTTCTACATCAGCTGACGTAACCGCGCCAAAGAGCCGCATATTATCAATAAGAGATGAAGACATTTCAATTAACTTTATAGAGACAAACTAATATGTCTATAGATAGAATAATTTCCTTTCATATTGAAAAACAGTTCCCCGCGATATACAGAGAGCAGGGGCACGAGTTAGTCGACTTTGTAAAACAGTACTACAAATTCTTAGAAGAAAACTCAAGTCAGTCTATATACAATGGAAGAAGATTGTTTGAGTATAGGGATATAGATACTACTCTAGAAAGAATGTTAATCTTTTTTAAGAATAAGTATCTTGCAGACCTTCCGTTCAATGACGATACGGTCAGAATAATCGTTAAAAATATTCTTGCTCTCTATAGAAGAAAGGGTACTCCTGGTGGGCTGGAACTATTCTTTCGTCTATTCTATAATGAATCTATAAAAATATATTACCCAGCGCGAGATATTTTTAAACCATCAGACTCACAATGGAAGCAAGGTAGCTTTCTTCAGCTAGCACCGAATGCTGGAGTGTTTACATCAACAAAATTATCCGGCGAGTTTAGCTATAACGACATTGTGAATAGGCCAATCATCGGCGCAGCCTCAAGAGCTCGTGCTACCGTTGATAAAATTAACTTTATCATAATAAACAATTCTTTTACTCCAATCATATTCATTAACGATGTCACTGGAGTCTTTATTGGTCTCGAAAATATCATATGCGAGATAAACGGTGTACCAGTTAACTTTGGAATCATCAACGGTTCTCTTACGTCTATAGACATAGATTTCCCTGGACCTGGCGGTAACTCTCTTGGAGATTTGGTTACTATAAGTGGATCGCCCAATGGAATTGGCGCGACTGGTATCGTTACTGGTGTAACAGAAAGCACTACGGGTACGATAGAATATAACCTGTTAGACGGCGGCTGGGGATACAGCATAGATAGCGGCAGGCTTCTAGTTTCGGATCAACTCATCTTCGTTGATAACGCTTCAAGAAACTTTAACCTTTTGGAAACCCTTGAAGACGACTCTGGAAACAGAGGGATTGTAGTCGCGCAGACCGATATTTTGGTTGCTGTGAAGATGGAAGCTAACTCTAGTTTTACAAACACTTCAATCATAGAAACTGTAGATAGAAGCACAGTCATTGACATACAGACACTATCTTCGTTCCCTATAAGAGTGACTCCAAAGAATAGTACTTCTCCAGGGCCGCTATACCCTGACACCGCGAATACAAGTAGCGTTATTGTGGGAGAGATTACAAATACTGAAAACGTAGCTCTCATATTTGATATCATTGGCGATTACGCAAACGTGCATCTAGATTCTTCGAATTATAATGATGTTCCTCCTGCGTTATCACCCATGTCAGGAAATACGGATCCTGTAACCATTTCTACAACACTACAAGATGCGTTTAATCTGGAGAGGTTTGACATCGGAACGATCGTTAGATTTGAAAATATAGATCCTGGCATAAATTACGTAAACGACGCGTATGCTCTACCGTATGACTCTAGAATTAATCTTCTTCAAAGAAAGAACCAGCTCGTAACTCTCCAGACAGTTCCTACGGCACTCAATATAGGTGACGAAATAACTCAGGGATCGTTTAGAGGAAAGGTTCTTGCAATTACCGATAAAACACTTACTGTAAGACCGTATAGGTATTATGGCTTTAACTCAACAACACCGATCACATTCGGCGGAACGAATTTCAATGTAGTAGCAGTATCATATGATTTTTCAAGCAGTGATGTTGCCGGAAGAAATGCGGTGATGGAAGCTGAGACAGATTTTGCTGTTGGAAGAATTAGCCGCGTAAACATTATTGATTCAGGCTACGGCTACGTTCATAACACGGTTGCGGATGTTTTAAAAAATGGTGAGCTCGTTTCTAGAGGAACTATTTCAGCAAGAGGGCAAGGATCCACTGGAGGATTCTGGTCCACGTATAATTCTCATTTAAGTGGATACGTTTCGAAAAATGAAAGTTTGGAATACTATTCACCTGGAAAATATATACAAGATAGCGATTACTATCAGGAATATTCTTACGAGATACAATCAAGACTTGATACACCAACTTATGAGCAATCGCTCAAAGAGACTGCTCACGTGGCTGGAACAAAAGTGTTCGGAAGATTTAATCTTGAAGAAGTTATTTCTACTCCAATATCTTCCAGAATAGAAATTATACCACCCGTGTGACGAACCTTAGTATAAATAAAACAAAAATCTAGAGGTAGTAATGACAATAATCACTAGTAAGTATAGGACGGACACAACTCGTCGTTTTGTAGACGACGTTTATTCGAACGATTACTATCTTTTTATCTCTAGTGTTTCAAACACTACATTTTCAAACACAAATGACTCAAAGTTAACTTTTTTAGAAAAGACTTTGTTTGGAAAACAAATATTGCCAGAAAATGTTTTTTATATGATAAAGAATCATATATGGGTAACTGGTACAGTATACGAACAGTATGACGATAAGCAAGAAATATCGAATAAAAAATATTACGCGGTCGTGTATCCGCAGAACAATGAAACCGGTGATTATAAGATATATAAGTGTTTGTTTAATAACTACGGAGAGCCTTCAACAAATCCGCCGAACTATAATACCTCAACACCAAATCAAGTGTATGAAATGCCAGATGGATACGTTTGGAAATATCTATACACGATTAGCGTTTCTGACTTTGATAAGTATAATTCTAGAGGTTACATTCCGATATTTTTGTCTGAAGCAAACTCTTCTGTATCAGACACAAGCTCAGTAGATCAAATATTTGTAGAGAACCCAGCGGAAAATTCTGGATACGAAAAAGTTTTAGGAACGATAGATGAAGTTCTTGGTGGCACGCAAAATACCGTAACTATTATTCCTTCTGCAGCCGGAACTCTAAGCGCGATTGAAAACTACTATTCAGGTTACACATTCTATGTAACTAACGCAATAAATGAATCGCAAGTGTATGAAGTAGATAAGTATGTGTTTAATCCTTCTACTGGAAAGGCGATTATTACTTTAGTAGAAGGAATTCCTGTAGACGGTGTTCTAGTGAATTCGGCTGGTTTCATCTTACTTCCTAGAGTAGAAATAAGAGGGGATGGAACCGGCGCCGTCGCAATACCAAACGTTTCGACGAACGGAGTCATCACAAGTATTACTATTCTAAATAAAGGTTCTGGATATACAAGAGCTGTCGCAAGAGTTCCTGATCCATTTGCATTCGATCCAACAACTTTAAATTCTTTAGATGAAAGAGTGATACTAAGACCTGTTATATCTACACCTGGCGGACATGGATCTGATTTGGTTGATGAGTTATCATGCCGTCACGTTTTATTATACACAGAAATAACTCAAAACGATAATCTACTAATACCAACTACAAATGAGTATCGTAGTGTAGGCGTGGTTAGAAACCCTGATTTTAAAGTTTTTCCTTATCCAACGGTGTTCGATAATCGTATAGAAGTTGCTTTGGATACTAATCCGTTTTTTGTAAATGAAACTGTGACGCAGATAGAAACAAGTAACACGAGCAGTATTTTCTTTAATGAAACTCGTTTTTCAGCAAAAGTTCACGCTGTTTCTGGAAACTTTGCTTACCTAGCAGAATATTCCGGCCCGTTTCCGAACGACGTAGGAACATACGCAAATAATGATTTTAGTGATATATCTTTGGATGCTACTTTACCACTAGTTTCTTCTCTGAACCAATTAGTCACGATAAATATAGATAATAACCCAAGCTATGGAAGTGGGTATAGTTCTACTTATCCTGGATTTAAATTATCGCCATATATTCAAAGAACCGGTGAAGTTTACTATATAAGTCAATTTCCTCCTATCACTAGAACAGCAAACGCAAGAGAACAGTATAAAATCGTTCTTGAATTTTAAGAGAGAAGCAGATGCCAATTAATACAGATCTTAATGTTGACCCATACTTTGACGATTTCAGAGTAGAAAAGCAATTCTACAAAGTGTTGTTTAAGCCATCTTTTGCAGTTCAGGCAAGAGAGCTTACGCAGATGCAGACTATTCTCCAAAATCAAATAGAACAGTTTGGCGACAACATCTTCAAAGAAGGGTCGATCATAAAGGGATGTAACTTTTCAGAGCTAGGTGACTTGAACTTTGTTAAGTTAACAGATAAGCCAAATTTTAATGTTGAATCTTACGTAGGGTTTTCAGATACGGTAACTATAACTGGGCAGACCTTTACGAGAGATAATACGTTTGAATTAAGAGGTGCGGTCTCTGGTGTTACTGCAAGTGTAATTGCTGCGACTAGAGGATTTGAAACAAGAAACCCAGATTTAAATACCTTCTACATCAACTATACAACAACTTCTGCAGGAAATAAGACGTTCCAAACCGGTGAGCTTCTTAATATCTGGAAGATAAGCACAGTTGAAGTTGGCACGAATATTAACAGAACAGAACAACTTGTCGACTCAATAAACGTAACGTCATTCTCAGGCGCCTTAGGAAACTCATTCGGCCTAAGATCTGCACCAGGCGTTATATTCCAAAAAGGACACTTCCTCTTTGCTGAAGAGCAGTTAGTTATCGTTTCAAAGTATACGAACATTCCGGACAATGTTTCTATTGGATACTTGGTTGAAGAAAGACTTATAAATTCGTTCCAAGACAGTTCACTTCTTGATAACGCAAACGGGTCGTTTAACCAAAACGCGCCTGGAGCTGATCGTCTTAAACTCATACCAGTTCTTACTGCGCTTCCTACAGACGTAGCAGATGGAGACACTACGTTCTTCACACTTAGCCGCTATACAAATGGCAACGCTGTTACTCTAAGAGACGTATCCCAATATAATGCTCTTGGCGAAGAGATGGCTCGCCGCACATATGAAGAGTCTGGCGATTACATAGTTCGTGACTTCAAAACGAAAATAGTTAGAAGAGATGACGGTCTAAAAGCTTCTGTCGGCACAGGTCTTGCTTACGTTAAAGGTTACAGAATTGAAAACTTAGGCGAAGTTCTTCTAAACATTGATGATATAGCAAATACTTCGTTTGACGAAAGAACGAACCAAGCAATATCATATAAGTACGGCGGATATCTAGATCTCCTTGACACTGCAACCTCAGGAACAATAACTCTTGGTGATTTTTCAACAGTTACACTTAAAGATGAGACTGGGTCTAATGCTGGTACCGCAAGAGTTAGAAACGTCACAAACGATAAGATCTTTCTCTTTGACACTCGTTTCGTTGGAAGCAACACGATTAGAGACGTAGAAAGAATAGTCGGAAATACTGGATATCTTACTGTAGCGAACAACTCTTTAATTAAAGAGACCTCAAGTGCTTCAATGATATTTGATACTGGAATGATAAGTGTAAAATCAACTAGTGGACACGTAATACCAGTCAGAACATCCAGATCGTTGACTGGCCTTTCTGGAACAACTGTCACGATATCTCCAGCGTCAGGAGAAGATTTTAGTCTAAGTAACGATGACATACTATTTGTAGACGGAACGAATGTTAAGATTGATGTTGTAAGCAGCACGATCGTCGGCGCCGATCTAGTCTTAACACTAGCAAGTGCTCCATCTTCAACGGCTACAGTATATTTCAATAAGAGAGTAGTCAACGTAAATCCTTTCACGAAGATAAACGAAGATCTATATGTTAAGTGTACGTTTGCGAACAGTGATATCTCAACGACGGCAAAATATAACCTAGGTTTCCCAGATGTTTACGAAGTGGTAAGTATTACGGACTCTGCAAATAACGATGTGACTACTAGCTTTAGATTAAGATCAAATCAAAAAGATAACTACTACGATCACTCATACATAGAATATATCCAGGGAAGACCCGCTCCTTCGGATGGGGATATGACTGTTCATATGAAGGCTTTTAAATTAAATGATACTTCAGGAAGTTATTTCTTTACTGTAGATAGTTACCCAGTATCGTTCCCTAGAAATAAGATACCTCTGTATGTTTCACCGTCAGGCGCATCATACAATCTTAGGGACTCACTAGATTTCAGACCGCATGCAGAACCTCTATCTCCAGCAACATATGCTAACGCCGCTTCACTCGCGACAGCGCCAACGGTAAGCGATTCTTCAACTGGAGTTAACGTATCACCAACGTTCTCAGCGTCACACCAAATTATCACTCCGGCTCTAAATCAGTTCGGGTCACTAAACTATGAGTTTTTCTTTAACAGAACGGATCTTGTAACTGTAGACTCTTACGGATCTATAAGTATAGTAAAAGGCGTTGAAGCAGAAAAATCGCTTCCTCCAAGCGTGGTTAGCGACCAAATTGCTATAGCTGAAATATACGTGCCAGGAAATCCTGCACTAACTCCAGATGAAGCAGACTCAAGTAGTAAGCCACAGTATAGGGTTTCAACTCGTCTTAAAGGAACTAAATCCTATAAGATGAAAGATATCCAAAACATAGAAGAAAAATTAGATGCTCTAAAATACTACGTTCTTCTATCATCTCTCGAAGCTGAAACGAAAAATCTTAATGTAACTGATGAAAACGGCTTAACTAGATTTAAGAATGGAATTATAGTAGATCCGTTCAACGATCTTAATATTGCAAATCTTGAAGATACTGAATATAACGCAGCGTTGGACTTTACAGAAAAGTCTCTAATGCCGTCAGTGAAAACATTTCCTATTAATATGGTATATCATTCATCGTCTTCGGCAACTCTCTTTCCATCAGAGTCAAATGTTAAGGTCGCGACTCTTCAGAGAAACGCAGATGTTTCGATCATAGCACAACCATACGCAACAGAATTTAGAAATTGCGTAAGTAACTTCTATAGTTACAAGGGTGTTGGTAATCTCGTTCCTGAGTTTGACACAGTGTATGATACGGTCACGAACCCTGTGAATGCGGACATAGATCTTGTCACTCCATTCCAACAATTTTCTGATGCGATACAAGAGTTTATACCTTTAACATCTACAAGTAGTGAACTCATAGCTTCAGAAACTTTAGATCCTGGTAGACGCGGATTCCTTGGAATCTTTGGCCGAAGAAATGCGGTAGTTGAAGACACCTTTAGAGACACAACTAGAACCGTCCAGGTTACGGGTCAACAAGTAAACGAGCAGAGAGTTGGAGATTTTGTAACCAACTTTAGTTTCGAACCATATATGAGAGCAAGAGATGTTAACATATATGTCTCGGGTCTGAGACCAAACACACAACATTATTTCTTCTTTGATGAAAGAGATGTTAATATACACGTGTCTCCAGGAAGCGCGGTTGATAGCGCAGACAATGTTACTCGCCTTGGTGCTAAAGGCGACGCAGTATTATCTGATGCAAACGGTGTATTAAGAGCAGTGTTCAGCTTACCTGAAGCAACGTTCTTCGTCGGTGATAGAAAGCTAGAGATCGCTGACGTGGATCAATACGCATCTATCGAAAGTGGTGGAACCTCTTACTCTGTTTTAACATATAGAGCATATAACTTCTCTGTAGAAAAAGCATCGTTCACTCTAACGACTAGAACACCAGAATCCTTTGTAACCGAAGTTGTTACAGAGAGAAACGTGACTCGTAGAGGAAGACCTACTGGAGGAAAGGATCCAATTGCCCAAACATTCTTTACCAAAAAAGGTATGGGTCTAGGATCAAACACGGTGTTCATATCAAAAGTAGATCTGTACTTTAAGAGAAAGAGCACTATCAACGGCGTCACCGTAGAACTTAGAGAAGTTGTAAATGGGTATCCATCATATACGGTTATACCTTTCTCAAAAGTACACCTTACTCCTGCTCAAGTTTCTACATCAGACGACGCTTCGGTCACAACTACAGTTACTTTCCCAGCACCAATAAGATTAGATGTAGAAAAAGAATACGCGCTTGTCATAATGCCAGATGCATCGGATCCTGACTACCTAGTCTTTACTTCTAAGGTCGGCGGAACAAACCTAACACCTGGCGCAAACCTAGGTCTTCCTGTCGTTCAAGACTGGGGTGACGGTGTTCTATTCACTTCTACAAATGGAACTGCATGGAAATCGTATCAAGATGAAGACCTTAAGTTTAATCTATACCGCCACAACTTTAATGCTCCTGCCGGATCAGTTACTTTTATAAATGACAATAACGAGTTTATTACAACGCAAAACAACATTGGAAGATTCCAAGTAGGTGAGGTGGTCTATAAGTTAGAGACCGCGGATGCGTCAACTTCAAATACTGTTAGTGTTGTAGCTGGCAATAATCAAATTACTGGAACTAACATGGACACCACGTACTCAAGCGGAGATTACATACTGCTTGATAACGGATCTACGAACAAGCAGATCTTTAGAGTACAGAGCTCAAACACCACTGTTGTTGTATCTGATAGGCCGGCTGCGTTTACAGATTCTATCGCCGCATACCCAATAACATTTGGAACTCTAACTCATTACGACTTCAGGTATCCAAATTTCATAATGCTTGAAAAATCAAGCGCAACATCCACTCGAAAGTTTGCCGCTGGAAATACTCTGTATGGGTTCGATAGCGGGACTGAGAGTACGGTCGTGTCTGTTGATAACGCAGAATATAGTTATATCCAGCCTATGATCATGAGAACTGATGATAGTGTAACTAGAACTGCTCTAAGTGGAACATTCGTAGATCCAAACAATACTTCAAATATATACACAAAGAACATGCTGTTTAATGATAAGGTCACGTTTGGCGAAAACGGCATGGTAGTATTTAGTAAGTCAAACGATCCTGATAGAAACAAAGGATTGAAACTTACGGTATCAATGACGAATGGCGGTAATACAACATCGTCGCCGTTCATAGATGTTGAAACCGCAACGTTACTTGCTTATCAGTGGAAGATAAGTAACAGCGCGGCTAATACTTCTAAGTATGTTTCAAAAACCGTTCAGCTGGCCGAAAATCTCGACGCAGAAGATTTTAAACTCTACGTTACTGGTTATAGACCAAACGGAACTAATATAAAAGCTTTTATTAAAGTTCAGTCTCCAACAGACCCCGCTGTTTTTGAAACTAACGATTGGATAGAATTAGAACTCGTAAGTGGTGTTAATACATTCTCGTCGTTAAGCAATACTTCAGACTTTAGAGAGTTTGAATTTGGAGTTTCAGACGCGAATAAAACACTAGGAGTGCTAACTTATACCAATTCGTTTGGAACGTTTGAAGGATATAGAAAGTTTGCTATTAAGATAGAGCTATATTCAGAAAATATATTTAAAGCACCAAGACTTCTTGATTACAGAGGGATATCACTAACATGAATCTTGTAAGAGACGAAAAAACTGGAGCTCTCCTAAACAACGATGTTACATCTCTTAATAAATATAAATTAGAAAGAGATAGAATTCGAAAAATGGACTTACTTTCAAAAGAAGTTAAAGAGATAAGAAAAATTTTGAGTTCAGTTTGCGAAAGACTCGATAAGATAGAAAGCGTGTAAGACATGGCAAAACCAGGTTTAAGTAATATAGTAACTACGCAAACTTTTCAAACGTGGTTGGATACAACCAACGATATGGTTGACATAATGAAAGCAGACGCCATGACAGCGTCTGCTCTAGGCGATACCGCATCAGGAAACTCAACGCTAATAGGAAGTTTTACCGCTAACAATATAATAGCATTCGACTTGCTGAGAGTTGATTCCATATCTCCAAAATTAGGATCTTCCACTGTAGGTTTTAATAATCCAATTTCCGTCACATCTTCAACGCAGACCGCCGCAACTGTAATCAGTACAAACGGTGCCAGAATAAACTACTCTTCTGGTTCTTCAACGTGGAGAACTGGATTTGAAGATACAACTACGAATAATTTTATTATTGATAACGGTGCTGGTACTACAAAACTATCTTTAACTCCAACTGGAAATCTTACAATCGCAGGAACCTTTAATGCGGTTGGCGGTATAGTTGCGGGAGCAGGAGGCCTAGTTGGAAATCTAACTGGCAACGTAACTGGAAACGTAACCGGTAATTTAACTGGCAACGTAACTGGAACTGTTAGCTCGCTAAGTAATCATACGACCGATAACTTGACTGAAGGAACAAACAGTTTATACTTCACAAACGCGCGCGCAAGAAATGCTATAAGCGCTAGTGGTATTCTATCTTATGATTCATCGACTGGCGTTATGACTCTAACGAATTCTACCGTGCGAGGGCTGCTGAGCGCAGGAACTGGCGTAACGTATGATAACACAACTGGAATCATATCCATAGGTCAGGCCGTAGCTACAACGAGCAACGTTACCTTTGCAAACCTAACCACGACAGGTACTATTACATCTACTGGTGCTATATCTTCAAACGGCGACGTTACTGCATTTGCGTCTTCTTCTGATATACGTAAGAAAGAAAACATAAACAGAATTGACAACGCATTAGAAAGAGTACTAAGCGTAGGCGGTTACACGTATAATTTTATTGGCGACGATAGACGCATAACCGGTGTCATAGCCCAAGAGATCGAAACAATATTGCCTGAGGCGGTATATGAGATAGACGATCCAAAATTTGGTTCAAAAACAAAAGCAGTACGTTATGGAAACATAGTTGGTCTTCTAATAGAAGCAATAAAAGAACTTAAGAGTGAACTCGACAGTATAAAGGAAAGTTCCAAATGATGATTACTGCTACGATCTATTAGTACAATATGACAATTAGTTGGCTGAGTAAAAATAAAAAAGTGCATGATCGTAAATTTATGAAAAAAGTGTCTAAGAATCGGGTGTATCTTATAATTCATCAAGCTTTTCGTAATAGGGCTTAAAATTATAACTCTTAAACCATCCTGCATCTTTTTATAAATAGAAAGAAAAAGAGGTTAAACGAATATGACAAAAATTTCAGATCTTGATGGGATTTCAGGCGATAAGACGAAATCAAGAGATCTCTTTGTCGTTGTTAACTTGGATCAAGGTGATGATGGCACAAAGAACATCACCCGCGCAGAACTCATAAATTCTTTAGAAGAAGAAGTATTTGATAATATCAAGATAGAAGGCGGTTATATTAGAGATATTCCTATAACCGATCCAAACATAACGGTTACCGAAACTCTATCTGGCGATATAGCTCCTACTGATTATTTCTACTTAAAGGACATATCTTCAGGAACTACTGTTGCGTTTTCTTACTCGCAGCTATACAACGAGATCGCAAAGTCTTCAAAGAAGGCTAGAAAGATATATGTAAGCGTTGAAGGTGATGACGATAACATAGGTAGTTATCTAGCTCCGGTAGCAACTCTTGAAAGAGCCGTTCGTATTGCTCAGGAAGCTTCCGAAGAAGTTGCACCAGGTTTATTAGGAAGACGAATAGTCAACATCACGGTTCATCCAGGAACGTATTATACAAACGGTGAGTTAGCGTTACCGGACTTCTGTTCAATAGTTTCATCGACTGGCCAGTACACTACAAATATTGTAATGAACCCTGGATACGAGTCAAAGAATTGCATTCTCTTAGGATCTGGGTGCTATGCGCAAGGATTTTCTTTCTTTAATCTTAAAGTAGATAACTTTGATTATCCTAGTTCTGGTTTTGCGTATGCGTTTAGACCTGGCGCAAGAATTACTAGATCACCTTACGTTAGAGACTCAAGCCAGATCTCAAACTACTTTGAAAGAGAGATACCACCTCTCTTAAATCCGTTTAACAGCCGAGGAACGATTGAAGACCTCGGATTCGAACTTACAGTTTCAAACGTTTCATCGAATACTGATTTCCAAGTTGGAGACTCGATAGAAACTAGCGATGGCGTAACTGGATTTATTTCAAGAGTTGAAGAGATTGGAACTGGAACTATATATGTTAGAAATAATAATGTAGATTTCACGGCCAATACAACAATCACGACATCGTCGGGCGGCACCGCAACAATAACTGTCGTTGGAGAAGAAGACTTTCCAAACAAGAACGTAGGTCGTGGAGGTGGGACGATACTCGCCGACCGAGCAGTTGTTGACCCAGATTCTATATTTCCATATATACTATGCTTTGGCGCTACTCCTCGTACTCAGAACGGTCTAGGATACGTTGCAAAGAACGGCGCTGGCATTAATGGTATCTCTTCTCTATCTATATTTTCTAGATGCGCGTTCTATGCGTTAGACGGTGGACAGATAACACTTAACAACTCCGGAACTCAGTTCGGCGACATCTCTATGAGAGCAAAGGGAACCACTCCTGTGTTCAATCCTAGAGAGACATCAGTAACTAGAGTTGCGAACGTAGAGCTAGCCGATACAATTATAAACTCATCAAACACCGTGATAGACGACCTATGGGAGTATTTAACGGACACTCTAGGATTCCAGGGGTACGACTCCGAAAAATGTAAGAGAGACACCAGATACATTCTAGAGGGTGTAGGGAACGATCTCGTACTAGGAACAAACTATTGGGCGGTTGTAAATGGAATTTCTTATAGAAGAGCAAGTTCTAGCATTGTAATTAGCAGCCAGCTCACAGAAACATCTGGAGCAATATCTTTTCTAAAATCTTCGGTTCAGAACCTTCTCGAGGATGCAACTAGCGTTTCTAGAACAAACGCTGCTTTTGATGAAATTATAGATATCCTGACGAATGGAACCGGAAACGCGAATGCTCTTACATTCACGAATACCGGAGTCACAAACCACGCAATAGCCAGAGATCTGTTGGTAGCTAATAAAACTAAAATACAAAACGATCTGATTACTTGGATAAACACAAATTATCCTTCTCTTGTGTATAACCAAACGACTTGCAGAAGAGACACCGGGTACGTAATAGACGCGTTAACACACGATTTAAACTATAACACAAACACTGCTACTATACTCAATGCTGAGGCTTATTTTGTTGGTACATCAAGCCAACTTCCTTTAAACCAAAGAGAACCAACCGCCGCGGCATGGAACAGACTTGGTGAGATATGCTCATCAATAATGTTGGGTACGTATACAGGACAGAGCACGGCCCCAGGTATTGCTTCTCAGAACGAAGCAAACAGATGTATAGAACTAGCTAATATCTTAAGAAATGTTATAAAGTATAACTCTCTTACTTATTTACCAGCTGCTGAGGAACCGGATCTGTCTTGGGTAAATAATACTTTCTCCAACAGCCGAGAAATAATAAACGATAATATCACAAATCTGCAGAAAACCACGATCGCATATGTAAATTCTGAGTATGACTTTATCGATGAAAATCTTACAAGAAGAGACGCTCTGAACTTCTTACGTTCCATCACTAATGACTTTAGAGAAGGAACACAAACAGGTACTCGCATCTTTACAGCTGGGCTCTTTAATTATAGAGGAAGACATGTTTTCTCTGTATTTAATCCAACTACCATTGGATTGAACTACATTGGAAGTGTGGCCGGGCCAAATACAACGAATTTACCGGCCGGATCTACAGTCGAGATTAATGACGCATATATCGTATATTCTAGCATAGCAAATATATACGATGGAACCATTTACTATTGGAACGGTTCTGCTTGGACTTCTGATGGTGCAAATGATATATCTCTCTTAAACGCTTTCACAAATTCGTGGGATCGTATGAGAGATACTATTAAGAGCCAGTTCTCTCTAACTGCTGGCGAAGAAGCGATGCTTGACGGTCTTATCGATGATGTTCTAATAGCAAGTGTAAGAAATCCTCTTATCATTAACTTTGGAAGCTTAGTAGAAAGTCTATCTCACCAGTTTAACCTTGCTAGCGCTGGTGTTAACGTAAACGCGCTTCCTCTAAACTTTAGAAGACTAGGACAGCCGATATCTGCTGCTGCGTCCGTTCTCCAAGAAGACGGAGGACGAGTAAGATGGTCCGGCGCGGACGAGTTGAACAACCAGTATTTTGCAAGAGGTCTTAGAATCAACGGTAGAACCGGAAGAATCGAAGGTCGCCCATTTACATCTTCAGTTAGGAAATTAGCTCGCAGAGCCGCAAATAGTAGGACATCAACATGACAACTATCATATCAACAAGTCAAGCGCCTGACGCAAAACCAATAGGTCTTAGTGTTGCGTTGACAACGAACTGGCAACCAATTATAGAAGTTCCTAGTTATGAAATACCAGAACTTGTCTTTGGAGGCAGCACGGTAGTAGTTCCAGGTGTTGCCGAGATCATAACTCCACTTCTTATTGCAAACAGAGACATACAGACTGTAGACGTAAGTGTAAGGATATATCGCGCAAGTTCAAACACTACGTTCTGGCTAGCGAATGAAATTCCGGTGCCTAAATTCGATGTCATTGCGTATCCTATGAATGGTCAGTTCATATATACTGGCGATATACTCGAAGTAAAAGCCACGACCAACAATACAGTCGATGTGACTATATCATATACGTTGGGTCAGGCGGAGGAAGACGATGTCTCTTAAAAGTATACGCGGAGCACAATTAACTCCGACTCGTTTATTTGACACTCCAGTCCCTATCACACTGGATCCAGTTGCGTTCCAGTTTACGGTAGTATATGGGCAGGATGGAAATCTTTATACTTCTGATGGAATTACCTGGAACATAGCTACAGCCACGCAAGGTATTCAGGGTATTCAGGGTAGCCAAGGTGTTCAGGGTAACTATGGCCCATCTCTCGTTGTGATTGGGACGATCGCTACTGTAGGTGCAACACCTCAGACCGCGCTAAATGCTGCGTTTCCAGGAGCTGCAGTCGGTGAAGGTGTTATTGATGAAACTACTCAAGATTTTTGGGTATACAACGGTACAAATTGGATTAATGCAGGCCCAATCGCTGGTGTTCAAGGTGTTCAAGGTGTTCAGGGTGTTCAGGGTACGCAGGGAACGCAAGGCCGCCAAGGTATTCAGGGTATTCAAGGTACAGTTGGGCAGGGTACACAGGGTTTCCAAGGTATTCAGGGAAATCAAGGCGTTCAGGGTATTCAAGGTACTGCTATCCAAGGTATTCAGGGTATCCAAGGTATTCAGGGTAGCCAAGGTGTTCAAGGTATCCAAGGTATAGATGGAACTCTTGGCGCAAAAGGCGATCAGGGTATTCAAGGTATTACAGGATCACAAGGTATCCAAGGTAGCCAAGGCATTCAAGGTATTCAGGGTACTTCTATCCAAGGTATTCAGGGTATTCAAGGTAACCAAGGCGTTCAGGGCATTCAGGGTACTGCCATCCAAGGTATTCAGGGTATCCAAGGTATTCAGGGTATCACTGGCGAACAAGGTATTCAGGGTGCGATGGCTGCTCGCGCATCTGTCGAAATTAGCGCTACTCCACCGTCTAGCCCAGGAATTGGTGACCTTTGGTGGGATCCGGAAAGCGGTGAACTCTATGTTTATTACGATGACGGCGATACTATTCAATGGGTAGAATCTACAAGCGTATTTGGCGTCCAAGGTAGTCAAGGTGTTCAGGGTATTCAGGGTACTGCCATCCAAGGTATTCAGGGTATAGCTGGAACTGGATCGCAGGGCGTTCAAGGTAACGCAGGTTCTCAGGGTGTTCAGGGTATTACTGGAGCGCAGGGTATCCAAGGTATTACCGGATCGCAAGGTGTTCAGGGTATCTCTGGATCGCAAGGTATCCAAGGTATCCAGGGTATTGAAGGAGAAGGTGTTCAGGGTATCCAAGGCATCGCTGGATCACAAGGTGTTCAGGGTATTACTGGAGCACAGGGTATCCAAGGTATTGAAGGAGAAGGTGTTCAGGGTATCCAAGGCATCGCTGGATCACAAGGTGTTCAGGGTATCACTGGAGAAGGTACACAAGGTTCTCAAGGTATCACTGGATCGCAAGGTGTTCAGGGTATCTCTGGATCGCAAGGTATCCAAGGTATCCAAGGTATTGAAGGAGAAGGTGTTCAAGGTATTCAGGGTATCGTTGGCGAACAAGGTGTTCAGGGTATCACTGGAGCAGGTACACAAGGTTCTCAAGGTATCACTGGATCGCAAGGTGTTCAAGGTATTCAGGGTATCGTTGGCGAACAAGGCGTTCAGGGTACCGGTGGCGCCGGTGAACAGGGCGTACAAGGTATTACCGGATCGCAAGGCATACAAGGTATCACTGGAGATCAAGGTGTTCAAGGTACAGGTGGCGCCGGCGAACAAGGCGTTCAAGGTATCACTGGCGAACAGGGTATCCAAGGTATTACTGGCGAACAGGGTGTTCAGGGTATAACTGGATCTCAAGGCGTTCAAGGTATTACTGGAGAACAGGGTATCCAAGGTATCGCTGGAACTGGTTCTCAAGGTGTTCAGGGTATATCTGGTGAACAGGGAATACAGGGTATCACTGGTGAACAGGGCATCCAAGGTATCACTGGAGCACAAGGTGTTCAGGGTATCCAAGGTATCACTGGTGAACAGGGAATACAGGGTATCACTGGAGATCAAGGTGTTCAAGGTACTGGGGGTGCTGGAGAGCAAGGTGTCCAAGGTATCACTGGATCTCAAGGCATTCAGGGTATTACTGGCGCAGGATCACAAGGTGTTCAGGGTATCACTGGTGAACAAGGCATTCAGGGTATCACTGGTGAACAAGGTGTTCAGGGTATCACTGGTGAACAAGGCGTACAGGGTATCACCGGATCTCAAGGTACGCAAGGAACCGGAGCTCAAGGTATTCAGGGTATCACAGGCTCTCAAGGAGTTCAGGGTATTCAAGGCCCGGAGTCTGCTTCTGCTTCAGCAACAGATCTTCAAGCAACAAATGATACTTCGACGAACGCAAGCTTCTATCCTGTGTTTGTAGCTAACGTTGGCTCCGTTCAGACTGTTAATGCGGCCGATAGTAAGTTATATTTCAATCCAAGCACTGGAACACTCAACGCGACAAACTTTAACTCTCTTTCTGATATTGCGCATAAGAAGAATCTCAACCCAATTTCTGAAAGCCTGGACATCTTAAGTAAGATAAACACGTACGAATTTAATTGGAAGAGCAACGATATAAAGAGTTACGGTGTAATCGCTCAAGAGTTTGAAAAGATTATGCCTGAACTCGTAGAAACAAATGGAAATGGAGATAAGACGGTGGCTTATATACCGCTCATTGCTATCATGATTGATGCAATAAAGAAATTAGGAGAGAGAAATGGCAGCATTTGATTTTCCTACGTCTCCAACGAACGGCCAGCTCTATGCTTTAAACGGTAGAACCTATCAATACAACGCAGCTAAGCAAAGATGGGATGGTTTTACAGTAAATGGCGCGCAAGGTATCCAAGGTATCACTGGTGAGCAAGGCATCCAAGGCATTTCCGGAAATCAGGGCGTCCAAGGTATTCAGGGTACCGGGGGTGCAGGTGAACAGGGTGTTCAAGGCATTACTGGATCTCAAGGTATCCAAGGTATCGCCGGTTCTATAGCTTCGCAAGGCGTGCAAGGCATTCAGGGTATCGAAGGCGCGGGCGGGCAGGGTGTTCAAGGTACTACTGGATCTCAAGGTATCCAAGGCATCGCGGGTGCCGTAGCTTCACAGGGTGTACAAGGTATTCAAGGAACCAGTGGGGCAGGATCTCAAGGCGTTCAGGGTATTACCGGATCTCAAGGTACGCAAGGAACCGGAGCTCAAGGTATTCAGGGTATCACCGGATCTCAAGGTATAACTGGTGTATCCGGTGCAAACACGGTTCCTGCTGCAGGAACCAAGACGTCTTCTTACACATTAGCAGCTGGAGATGTAGGAGATTTTGTTGCTATAGGATCCGGCGGTAGCATCGTAATACCAAGCGGTGTGTTTTCAACTGGCGATATAATTTCAATTTTCAATAATACTTCATCAAATGCGACAATTACTTCTTCTGCAGTAACTTCATATATTTCTGGTGCTGACACTGACGTTTCGAGTATCACCTTGTTTACAAGAGGTCTCTGCACGATCTTGTTCGTAGGTACAAACATCTGTGTAGTCTCTGGTGCAGTTTCGTAATGTCAATTGGAAATCTAAATATGCTCTTGGGAACGACTGCTTATCTTAGTAGTTATAGTATTAGTTCCTCGGCCGCTTCTATCAATGAAGGAAATACCGTCACTGTTACCGTAAGCGCAAGGGTCCCGGATAGTACTACTGTAGGATATACGGTCACTGGAGTAAATGCAGAAGATCTATCACGGAGTACAACAGGTACATTTACGCTTACAAGTAATCAAGGCATATTAGATTTCCCAACACTAATAAACGACGATATGGAAATATTCCTAGCCGTTGAGCCACTCAGTGGTTCTAATCTTAGTGTTGTTAAGTATAGAACAACGGCAGATCTGCAAAGCCCAGTACTTGAAGGGCAATACTTTTACCCGGTCGGTAGCAGTCAAAGAGCTAGTTCGATATTTTTTAAACCAGACGGTGAAAAATTTTGGTTACTAGACAATAATAATGATGAAATTGCTGAGTTCAGTATGACACCCGAACCAAGCGTGGATCAATGGGATCTCAGCACGGTTGTTGCTGGACCAGTTGATCCCTACAGTACACTTGGAACGAATCACCAAGGTCTTTGGATTTCGAGTAGCGGTACACAACTATTTCAAACTGATCGTGCTTTAAGCAGAATAATACAAGATACAATAACTGCGTGGAATCCAACCTTTTCACTTGGCCCACAGAGTCCAGAGAGAACCTTGGACATATCGGCAACCGCAAGCCTTCCTACTGGAATACACGTAAAACCGGATGGAACGAAGGCATTCGTAGCAGACGTATCAAATCCGACACTAGGTTCTCCTGGTGCAATTTTAGCATACTCTGGTACTGCGTTTCAGTGTAACACTTGGACATTTTCTACATCGTTAGCAGTAGGTTATTTTCCGCTTGATGTGCGCGTGAATGATACTGGTACTAAAATGTACACGGTTGGAGACAATAGAATAATATATTACTATACGTTAAGTACTCCTTGGGACTTAAGCACGGCGACGTTAGTATCGTCTCTAAATCTATCCGCATCGTATAGTCTAATTCAAGGAATTTATATTGCAAATCCTGCATCAGAAACATTTAGACTTACACTCGACGCAACGGACAGTATAGGTAATCAAACCGGATCGAAGTTCGTAGATGTAGTCATAAATGATTATGTTACGCCAGGATTTCAACTTTTTTCTACTCCTGGTACCACAACATTTACTGTCCCTAATGACGTTACTAGTGTAAACGTGGTTGCTATCGGTGGGGGCGGTGGCGGACAGATTAGCCGAGGAACATCTGGTGGTGGTGAAGTACCTGCTAGCGGCGGCGGCGGGGGCGGTCTCGGCTGGAAAAACAATATTGCTGTTACACCTGGAAGTACTTATACAGTCCTCGTTGGGCAAGGTGGTGCTGGGGCCACTATAGTTGGAGACCAGCTTTCGACTACCGTAAACGGTAGTCCTGGATTTGATAGTTATTTTATAAGCTCCGGCACGGTTAAGGGTGGATTCGGTGGCGGCGGCGATTCTGATGGAGGATCTGCCGGGACGTTTACTGGCGATGGGGGCGGGAATGGCGGTGTAGGGCAGACTCGATCTTCTGGTTATGATGGCGGGGGCGGCGGCGGGGCGGGCGGTTATTCTGGAAACGGCGGCGGCGCAACTAGCGGTCAAGGAAATAATCCAGCAACAAATTCTGGAGGAGGGGGTGCCGGTGCGAGTAGAGAATATAGCCCAGACATTTCCGGCGGATTTATTTCGGAAGGCGGTGACGGCGGCGGAGTAGGTGCTCACGGTAAGGGCTCTGACGGAGTAGGAGGCGGGGCGACACAGATTAGTGGAGGTACAACAGCTCCTAGCGGAACTGCCGGCAGTTTTGGTTCTAGTCAAACTTATGGGGGCGGCGGCGGCGGAGCTATGTACGCTTACTTTGACAGTGGTGCTACACGAACTGCTTCTTCAGGAAGCCCTGGCGCTGTTCTTATAAGATGGGGCACCGGCACGACGTTCCCTGATTATAAAAATCCTGCATCATACTAAATGGATTTAAGTATTCGAGATCAATTTATAAATAGTTAAGATACACAAGGGAGATCTTGAGAATGTTGTTTAATACGAACGGATCTGTTAACAAAACGCGCTTGTGTGATCTTACTCAAATAATAGGACGCTCTGGCGAGCAACGGGTGTAAACATGGCATACATAATAAAAGGCACTACTGTTATAAGTGATGCGGGCGCGATTGATTCCGCACAGAGTAAGATAATTGCAAACAGTTCGTTGGCGCTCGAAGAAGCTATAGTATATTCACCAGTGCAAGGTAGTACGAGTGGATATACATCAGGTGGAGAAATTGCAAGCCTTAACTATGTGAATACTATCGACAAGTTTCCGTTTGCGGCAGACGGAAATGCTACCGATGTTGGTGATCTAACAGCACCAGCTCGTCGAGCAGCAGCAGGTCAATCAAGCGCTGAGTCTGGGTATACTTCAGGCGGTCAATCGCCAATACTTAACACAATTGATAAGTTTCCGTTTGCAGCTAATGCTAATGCCACTGACGTCGGTGATCTTACACAAGCAAGAGCCGCCCCTGCCGGCCAATCTAGTGACGTAAGCGGTTATACATCTGGCGGAGTGACTGGGCCTACTTACGTTAACACTATAGATAAGTTTCCTTTTGCTGCAAATGCCAACGCAACAGACGTTGGTGATCTTACACAAGAAAGAGTAAACGTTGCCGGCCAATCTAGTGACGTAAGCGGTTATACATCTGGGGGATTTAATCTTTCTACTCTTGTTAACACTATATTCAAGTTTCCTTTTGCATCTAACGGTAATGCCACAGACGTTGGTGATCTTACACAAGCAAGACTAAGCTCTGCCGGCCAATCTAGTGACGTAAGCGGTTATACTTCTGGAGGACTTGACCCAGGAATTACTCCTCCTCCTACTCTTGTTAACACTATAGACAAGTTTCCCTTTGCGACAGACGCCAATGCTACTGACGTGGGTGATCTTACACAATCAAGGTTTGGCCCGGCAGGTCAATCAAGTACAGAATCTGGCTACAATTCAGGCGGGGTCTTGCCTGCGTACGCAAACACTATTGACAAATTTTCATTCGCGGCAAACGCCAATGCTACTGACGTAGGAGACCTTACACAAGCAAGACTTTACGCAGCAGGTCAACAGGTATAAATAAACTAGAGTAGAGTTGGAGAAAGTAAGTCATGGCATTTAAGATAAACGGATCTGATGTTATAGGTGCTGCTAGATCGTATGCCAGTACCGCAAACGTATCCGTCACAGATTCCATCATCATCGCAAATAACGATTCGTTGGATGCCGTGAGTGGATCGGCTGCCGGATATACTTTCTCGGATGGTACCGTTGTGATTGGAGAAGACGGTCTAGCGTTAAATGATATTACTCTACGAGATGCTTCGATAGAGGTGACTGGGCCGCTGTTTCAAGGAACGATAAGCGGATATGCTTCTGGGGGAGGCGACGGTCCCCCGGCGGGTCTCACAATAGAGAAGTTTTCATTTACGTCAGATGGAAATGCCACAGATGTTGGAGACTTAACTGTCCAAAGAGGATACGCCTCAGGTCAAAGCAGTTCTGTTTCAGGATACACTTCTGGAGGACTCGCCGGCGGTGCTCTCAATACGATCGACAAGTTTCCATTTGCTTCAAATGCGAATGCCACAGATGTAGGAGACTTAACGCAAGCTAGAAGGAGTATCGGCGGCGGGGGCCAGACTTCTACTGTAAGCGGTTATACTTCAGGAGGCTTTGTTCCTGCAGCTGTTAATACCATAGATAAATTTCCGTTTGCTGTAAATGCAAACGCCACAGATGTTGGGGACTTAACTGTAGGAAGGTATAACATTGCAGGACAATCGAGTACTGAATATGGTTATACCGCCGGTGGATCACCTTCGAATATAATTGACAAGTTTCCATTCGCTGCCGATGGCAATGCTACAGATGTAGGCGATTTATCAATAGGAAAATTGGGGCCAGCTGGACAGTCTAGCACCGTGTCTGGCTATACTTCCGGATCATTCCCAGGTAGCAACGTAATAGATAAATTTCCATTTGCTTCAAATGCTAACGCGACGGACGTGGGTGACCTTAGCCAAGCAAGAGGGTCTAACGCTGGACAGAGTTCTACTACGAATGGTTATACTTCTGGCGGGACGTACCAGTTCCTGCCTACTGCGGTCAAAAACACAATAGATAAGTTCCCATTTGCGGCGGATGCTAACGCTACGGACGTAGGTGATCTTACGGTTACAAGATCCTCCCCGACAGGACAACAGGTATAAAACATGGCAAAAGTAATTACAGAAAATTTCGCGTTTACACAGTATGCTGATGGTATAGAATTTAACGGTAAAGCCGTTGCGACTGCGTTTGATGTTCCACCAATATTTCAAGGAACTGTAAGCGGTTACGCAACGGGCGGGAGCTATCCTAGCGGAACAACTGCAATTAGAAAATTTTCCTTTGCGTCAAATGGAAATTCTGTAAGTGTAGGCAACTTGACGAACGCCCTGAGTGGAGGTGCAGGACAATCTAGTTCTACATCTGGTTATACAACAGGATCCGGCACCGGCTCTATCAATATGATTAATAAGTTTCCATTTTCTGTTGACGCAAACGCAACGGATGTTGGTGATCTTACACAATTAAGGGTAAATCCGGCCGGTCAATCGAGTCCCGTATCTGGTTATGGTTATTCGTCTGGCGGCACGGGCGGCTCACCTTATTCAAATGTAATAGATAAGTTTCCTTTTTCAGCAGACGCCAATGCAACAGATGTAGGAGATCTTACGCAATTAAGAGAGTATCCGGCTGGACAATCTAGTGTTACATCAGGTTATTCTTCTGGTGGATATTCACCTCCATTTAGAAATACTATAGACAAGTTTCCGTTTGCTTCTGACGCAAACGCAACTGATGTTGGAGACCTTACTGTATCTAGGTCTAGAGCAGCAGGACAGTCTAGTGATGTGTCAGGATATTCGTCTGGAGGCAGAGAAATTCCTACTCTTCTAAATGTAATAGACAAGTTTCCATTTGCCTCAAACGCAAACGCAACTGATGTCGGAGATCTTACACAGAGCCGTAACGCGGCTTCAGGTCAATCTAGTACTGTTTCAGGTTATTCGTCTGGAGGCGATGGCACCCCGTCCCCCGCCTTTTCAAATGTAATAGATAAGTTTCCTTTTGCCTCAAACGCAAACGCAACTGATGTAGGCGATTTAGCTCAAGGAAATGTAGGTGGGGTAACTGGACAAACCGCAGGCCAACAGGTATAAATAAATGAAAATGTCAAGGATTTAATATGCCTATTACGTTAAACAAAGACTCGATTAACTTCGGTAACTACAGCATATCTCTGCATCCTAACGGCATTGAGATCGACGGTAAGTTTAAGTATGCGTCGAGTGATATATACGTGAGACCATTTCAAGGTACGATAAGTGGATATACTTCTGGCGGAACAATACCACCAAATAATAGTACTAACACAATTGATAAGTTTCCATTCTCGTCCAATGCTAACGCAACTGACGTGGGTGATTTGACGCAAGCAAGGCGCGAGAGCGCAGGCCAATCAAGTGCCGAATCTGGTTATACTTCTGGTGGTTATGGATCAGGAAACTCAAACGTAATAGATAAGTTTCCGTTTGCCGCGAATGGCAACGCAACGGATGTTGGCGATCTTACACAAGCAAGAAATTCGCTTTCCGGAACTTCTAGTTCCGCATCAGGCTATTCAGCTGGAGGTTTTGGTCCTCTAAATACTGTTGACAAGTTTCCGTTTGCCGCGAATGGCAACGCAACGGATGTTGGCGATCTTACACAATCAAGGTATGGCCCGGCAGGTCAATCAAGTACATCATCAGGTTATGCGTCTGGTGGTTTTACAACTGCAAACTCTAATGTAATTGATAAGTTTCCTTTTTCTTCTGATGCCAACGCGACGGACGTCGGTGATTTGACTCTGGCAAGAAACCTTGTAACTGGTCAATCTAGTTCTGAATCAGGTTATGCGTCTGGAGGAGGAACCTCAAACGTAATAGACAAGTTTCCATTTGCATCTAATGCAAACGCAACAGACGTCGGAGATCTTACACAAGCAAGAACTGGATCGGCGGGTCAAAGCTCTACAGAATCTGGTTACACTTCTGGTGGAAGCCCATTTCTTAACACAATCGACAAGTTTCCATTTGCTGCAAATGCTAACGCAACAGACGTGGGTGATTTAACTCAAGGTAGACAATCTTCGGCTGGTCAACAGATATAAATAATCTTGTGAAACAACGAGAGTTATATTATGAAACAATTGAATTTTTGCGCAGGTCTTCCAAGAACCGGATCGACCGTGCTTATGAATATCCTACAACAGAACCCAGAAATCTTTACAACCGCCACGGATCCCTTTCCTGAGATACTCAGCGAACAGATCCTCATTAAATCTCGTTATCGAGAATCCTTTCAGGCAATGAGCTGCGAACAAGCAGACGATGCCGTTTACGGAATGGCGATTGGTGCTACGAAGGGTTGGTACGAAGGACTCACAAAGAAACCAGTCGTGATCTCAAAGTCAAGAACTTGGTCGAACCTTCATCATCTCTTTCCAAACAACAAGATACTCGTCACAGTAAGAGACCTTCGAGACATCGTCGAGAGTTTTGATCGTGTCAACGATAAGATTAAAGCCCTTCATACCTTCGGTGATGGTAACATTCTCTACGGCTCTATGACTGAGACCGAGAAGTATCACTATCACTTTAAAGAATCAAACGCGTTTTCAGGCAATCTGAGACACGAGATACTCAAGTACATTGAACTCTTTAAGACCAATCCGGAAAGAGTTAAGTTTGTTCGATACGAGGATCTGCTTAAGGAACCAGTCTACATGCTTCGAAGAATATACGACTTCTTAGGTCTTGAATACTTTGAGCACGATCTAGACAACATAGAGCAGTCTGCATTATTCGAACACGACAACGCGTACTTTCGTGAGAAGACGGATCATCATACGAAGCCTTCTCTTCTACCTTGGAAGGAACCAAAGAGAGTACTCTCAGAAAGTTTTCACGAAAAAGTCGTGAGCGAAAACACCTGGTTCTATAAATCCTTTTATCCTGACGCGATATAAATAATACTATATGATGATACGGAGTACATTATGAACGAACACGCGACTAACATTTTTAATGTTCCAATATGGGGATACGTTCTTACGAACGAAAAGTATCAAGCAGAAGATTATCTCGACAGAGTTCTAGAACTATACGCTCAGGAACCGTCGGTATCAAAGAGTAACTCGGGCGGTGCCTGGCAGTCGAGAGACGATCTTCACGAGGATCCGATCTTTCGAGAGTTTGTAAAAAACATTCTACTCAAATCGATCGCATCAAACATTCTCAAGGACTACGGCATCACCGAGTTCAAGCTACAGAGCATGTGGGCAAACGTAAACGGTAAGCACTCTTTCAATCACCATCACACGCACGAGGGTTATCTCTCGGGTGTATTCTATCTTAGAGTACCGCAGAACTCCGGTCGTCTCGTATTTACGAACCCAGCCATTCGCAGCGAGAGACATCCAATTCGTGATAAGAACTATCCAATTCAACCACAACCTCTTGCGTGTATTGTCTTTCCGAGTTGGCTCGAACACTATGTCGAACCAAATCAGTCGGACGATACGAGAGTAAGTATCAGCTTTAACATAGGTGTTTGATTATGAACCATAAAAAGTTACACATTAACGGCCGTGAAGTAGATATCTATGACGATCTGTTTACGTTTGAAGAGATCTCAAAGATGTTCATCGCGGTTCGTAATTTTCCCTACACAGCTACTAATTTTAGCGACGGGTTTAGATCGCACATCTACGGCGAAAAGCACAAGCTCAAGTACGTGTTTGGATCGCGTGAAGAAGCAACTAACTTTGGCATTATAAATAGACTCAATCAGGTCAATCCACATTTTGCTAAGAATTATATCGTTCACCGACAATATGTAAATCTTGCTACGACGAGCGACTTCGATACGATTCACATAGACGACAATCATCTAGAAAAGCCTAAGACGGCGCTATACTATCCTCACCCGGATTGGAACATTCATTGGGGAGGTCATACATTCTTCTTCAACGAAAAGTTGGATAGTATAGAATACACAGCAGCGTATAAACCTGGAAGGCTTGTCATCTTTGATGGTTCGATACCTCACTGTGGTTCGCCGCCATACGCATCTGCTCAAGATAAAAGATACGTTGTGACCTGCAAGTTTCAATATACGAATGGAGAATAAATTATGAAAGACACGGTAAGTTACTTTGAAGAAAATGGTTATGTAGTTTTACAGAACGTCCTACC